GACGCCTCGCGGCGTCTCCCTCGTGTAACCAACACCACAGATGCGGTCTCGCAATCGGACGGAACATTCGTATGCCTCATACCAGGTCTTTCAGACCGTTCAAGGTATGGGCACTTGTCCTGGGTCGCCATCGTACGACGGGCCTTTTACGGTCCCTGCGTATGATGGTCTCACAGAAACAATGAACGACGACGTGAACCCCGTGGCAGATGGGCGGTGCGAACATGTTCGCATCACTCACGAGCGTACGGGGAACTCAGTGTCAGGTGATTTTCGATCACCTAGCACCAACACGTGTTTCTATCGACATTCAATCGATGGATCGTTCTACGACTTCCCTCTCTCGGCCTTCACAGGCCTAGTGACGGAAGACCCTGCTTGGCCTTCGTATGAAACGGAGGCTTTGCAGAGTATGTGGCCGGAGATCAAGAATCAACTGTCTTCTCTCAACTTCGGTTGGGAGTTGCCTGAGGTTCGTGACCTCTGGACAACGCCTCGTTCCATTCTCAAAGCGTTTAAGCGCAAGCTCAAACGTCGCGAAAGTGGGGCAGGCCGCGGACTTTCGTCCGCGGAGCAAGCCATACTTGCGTATGAGTTTGGTCTCCGTCCGCTGATCTCTGACGTCGTAGCCCTTTCGGGCTTCGTGTCAAAGGTCGGTAAGCAATTGAAGTTTCTCTTCAGTAATGAAGGGAAACCCGTGGTCTCTCACTGGAGCAAGCCATTGGCTATTCCAGCTTTGCAGACCAAGGTCACCAACTACCCCTGGGTACTCGGCGATAGCCGGCATACCTTCGAGGCCTCCGTTCGTAAAGCGGTTTACACCGCCACGATGGAGTATGTCTTCACACTGCCCGCAGGAACTCGTAATGAGCTCGTTGCAATGGCAGTGCTAGACGGGTTGGGCATCAATGCGAACCCCCAGATTATCTGGGATGCGATTCCGTACTCGTTCGTAGTCGACTGGGTCCTCAATTTTGGGGACTTCATCGGCCAGTATCGAGTACGCGCAATAGAGCCGCGTGTCAACATCATTAGGTTCACCCACTCCGCCAACACGGTCATTGACGTAGAGCAATATATGCACTACGCTCACAATCGTACTGGTGGGTCTGGGAACACCAAAGTGAGTAAGACCAGTATCAGTAGTTACTACCGATACCCGTCTGTGCCAAACCTATACGAGGCCTTGCAGCCTCTAGGCGTGTCAACTAGGGAGGTCGCGCTCGGCGCTATTCTGCTTCATCAGCAGACGCGTCGTTAACAACCCCTAACGCTCGTGAACCGAGCAAGGTGCTTTCGCACCTTTCACATTGGCCCTTTTGGGTCTCCACGCACATGTACCCTACACTCATCGAAGACATCAACGATGGAACGGTTGATCACGATTACGACATTGTCGAAATCGGGAAATACCGCTCCGTCCGCCGTGAGGCGGCCGCTGCGCTTGATGTTCCCGCGACCATGACCATTCAGCACCAGGAAACTGGTACTGGACTGTCTCGTCGGATTCGGACTAACGTCCGGTTCGACACGACTGTGGAGGATGCTGACGGCAATCAAGCTGTCAACACCATCTCCTTGGTCCTCGACTACCGCCCCGGTGTTACCACCGAGGCGCAGTTGCAGGCCGACCTCGCGAAGCTGCAGAGCTTCTTGGGGAAGGCTGGGTTCGTTGGGAAGCTCACTAATCTCGAGATCTGATTTAATCAGGTTTCGAGACCGTGAGGTGCAGTAAGAGTTTAACTCTTACATCGATAGGGGACATGGGATGGCGTGGCTAGGAGACTTACCCTATGGGAAGTCATAATAGCCTACGAGTCTGTGTAGACATCGTCGCCACCCTGCTCTCCGACTTGACGTCGGATGGCATCGGTTACACTCATCGAGAAGCTGCTCGTGACCTAGTCACAATAGAGCAACGTCTCGCATGTGAGAAGCTGAGTTTTCTTACGAAAACTCTTCCTCGCCTTGCTAAAGCTCTCGATAGAGGGCTCGCAGGCGATATCATGTGCGCTTCCGGGTTTCGAAAGATACCAGGAAGTCAGCTACCCAAATTTTTGGGGACGCTGTTCACACGTGTCTTCACTAGTGAAGGCATTCTTCTCGACGAACCTTGCGTTCGTACTGTACGTCACCTTAGGACCCTTCTTTACCTGTTTTACAAGTATGAAGTTGAACCTGGTGATCGCTGTGATCGAGCTGCTCTCGACTCTTTTGTCGAGACGGAACTCGAAGTTGCGAGGAGGCATTTTGTCCTCCCCACGTCCAAGGTTGCACAAGCCCAAAAACTTCTTCAAGAAGTCTTAAGCGATGTCAACCTTGACGAAATCGTCCCACGGCACGGACCCGGCGCGGTCTCTGGAAAAGAGACCCACGCCGAGAAGTACGATTGGACGTATTTACCCGAGTCGCTCACTAGCGAGTGGGATGCGGCGGAGTTTTACTTCGCCAACGCATCACACTTTGCTGATGAGTATCGGGGATTCATCGCAGCCTCAACGCGCGAACCTTCTGCACGAGTTTTACTCGTCCCGAAGGACTCACGTGGACCGCGCGTGATCTCTTGCGAGCCAAAGGAATACCAATGGCTTCAGCAAGGGATTATGCGGCTCATGGTCCCTCACATCGAGCGGCACCCTCTTACGAGGAATGCCGTCCGATTTACGGACCAATCAGTTAACCAGTTTTACGCCCTTATCGGGAGTAAAGATGGTTACTTCGCGACACTGGACCTAAAAGAGGCCAGTGATCGAGTCAGCAGGCGAATTGTCCGCGCTCTGTTTCCTCCTGGTTTTACCAGTAAGATCCTAGCGTGTTCTTCTCGCCGTACCGTACTCCCCGATGGTCGAAGCTTGACCTTAGATAAGTTCGCCCCAATGGGTTCAGCATTATGCTTTCCCATTATGGCGCTTACTATCTGGGCCTGGCTACGTGCCTCGGGCATCCGCACACTACATGTGTACGGTGATGACCTCATAGTCGAAAGGGCGCAAGCCCATCAAGCTATGAGCGCACTTGAGGAGATTGGCTTAAAAGTCAACCTCCACAAGTCGTGCGTCCATGGACTCTTTCGGGAGTCCTGTGGCCTTGATGCCCTGCTAGGGCAAGAGGTCACGCCGGTGCGAATTCGCACCGTCTGGACTGACTCACCCGCCTATAGTCACCTGGCTTCTTGGTGTTCTTATACGAACGCCTTGGCACTCAGGGGCTATGCTGGTGTTGCGAGTTACCTCGCAGCGCGACTCGAGGCTCTTTATGGGCCTCTACCTCGCACCGATATGGACGACCCCTTATTTAATAAGAAGGGTTATCCGTGTCTCAGTGCCCGCATAGCGAACACCGATGGACCACCACGACGCTACAACCCCCGCTATCAGCGGATGGAAGTACGCGTCTGGGTCGGGCTACCATCGCGCGTTGTTTATCCCAATATGAAGGGATACCACCGCCTCCTCCGGTACTTTACCGAAGGATGTGGTGGGGACAACACCGCGGACTACGTCAGAGGACAACCCCCGCAAGGGGGATGTTTGATTAATGAGTATATATGTTGAGGTACGATGAAAATCGTACGATGGTGGTGATTAATAGATTAAGGAGAG